GGAGGTGTATAAAATCCAATTTTATCAATTCCGATATTCATTTCTAACTCCCTTATTCTAATAAGTATCTATCCTAATAGTCTGCACGTACCATAGTAGCAAATAATGACGAAAGCTACAACGATTATCCCTACTGAAAGTTATAATTTAAAAAAAACTTTAAAATTATAATCAAAATAAACATTGTTATTTCAACGTTTTTAAACACTCGAAATAAATAGTCAACCAAAAAATCAACCAGTAGGACGAGAAAGGTGCTATTTTTAGTAGCACCTTTTATTTTTGCAAAAAAATAACCCTACCTACAATATTGTAGATAGGGTAGTCAAGATTATATTCATTTAATTAAAAGTGGATTTTGCCTTCTGAATCCACAGTGATATTTGCTTTTTCTAGTCGTTCACCATTATCATCAAAATAGTACCATGCTCCATCTATTTGACGGCACTCACGAGAAACCATTTCTCCATCATCGGCTTTTAAGTAGTAGATTTTATCTTTATACTGTAGCCAACCTTCTACCATTTCGCCATCTGAATTAAAGAAGTACCATTTATTATTGATTAGCTGCCAACCAATCGCCATTGCGCCATCTCCATGTAACCAATACCATTTGTCATTTGCTGGATTTTTAAACCAGTCATTAGAAATAGTATATCCATCTGCATCAAATCGATACCATTTGTCATCTATTTCTTTCCAGTCGTTTTTAACTAATCCTGTATCATCTCGATACTGCCAACCGTTTGCAGATTGTACCCAACCTGTTTCTAGTTCAATACCATTTTCAATATCATTCTTGAATTGTTCACGACCAATCCCCCAACTAGCAAGATATGGGTATGGGTCAACGTGATCACTTTGGTTATTTGGTTGATTGTATGTGCAATAGTAATGAGTTTTAATTCCTTCTAATTCATCTGTGTCAAGTGTTTTTGGTAATCCTGCTTCATCTGCTAAATCTCTTAACAACTCAATATACAAACGATAATCAGTTAAGAATTCTTCTTGCGTTTCGTGGCTTTCAATCAACTCAACAGATGCATACGTTTCAGCATTCCAGCCACCTCCAACGTCATAAGCCCCTTGGTTTACAGGCCCAACTTGCATTACTCTGCCATTTCCCACAACGTGAGAAAAGAACCCAGAATCAACAGGTCGTCTCATGTGGTAGTCTGCCTCGTTTTGAGCAGTTGAGTGTTTGTTACCAGTTGAATGCGCGTGTACTTGTCTGTAAGGCGGTACGCCAATTTGTGGCAAACCTTCTCTATATCTACTTGTATCAATATCCATTTAAATTCCTCCTAAATTATTATTTATGGTAATCTTGTAGGCCAATCTTCATCCGTAACATAGCTAATTGCGCTGACACGAATATCTCCAATATCTCTGTCTGTCGGAATATTCTCGTTAAAAGTGAATTGGATGAAATTTAAGTCAGATTTACCACCTAAATACCAGATTCCATAAGGTCTACCTTTATCGTCATAAGTTGGTCCTACAAGTGAATTTTCGCTTCTAAAGCCTTCGGGAATTCCGTTAGGAGCAACAACTTTAGCTCCTTTATCTCCACTACTATTATGTCTTAAAAATCCAGGTCCATTTCGTCTACCAACTCCAAACCAACCCCATGAAAGTCCGCCAAATTGATAAGTCACAAGATTGTTTACTCGTCTGATTTTAATGAACGAGTTTCCTGCTCTAGAGACACTGTTTAACGTTCTCCAACCAGTGTCGCCAATAAGCACTTTCCAGCCTGTATTGCCAGTACCTGATTGTTTAATCCATTTTAAGGCTCCGTTTGTTACTGCAGTATCTACATAAGTAGTGCCGATTGGTGCTTCAACTTTGCCGTTAGGCATACCTGTACCATGAATTTCATATTCAGCTTTGCTTTCTAATGTAGAAATTTTAACTGACTGTTCCCCTTGAGTCTCTAATAATTTATTGACAGATTCAACAGTAGGAACTTCTGATTTTTTAGCAAATTCAGAAACATCTATCTGTGGACGTTCTTCTAAATTAGTCAAACGTGATTTCAATGCACTATCATCATAAGCCAAGTTGACGGTATCTGAATCCGTGAAGGAAACGTTCTTAGTTTGCCCATCTACGTAATTATAAGTTAACGTAACATTGTTACCTTCCTTGTTAACGGACACTCCAGAGATGAAATTATCTGTTTTACCTTCTAAATTAGATAGTCTACGTTTAATTTCTTCATCGTTATAAACGGTATCCTTATCCTCTTTCGTTTCTAAATCTGAAACTCGTCTGCTTAACTCACTATCGTTATAAGCTCGTGGGATATCAGTCTTCTTAGCAAACTCACTTGTATCAACAGTTGGTTTATTTTCTAATTCTTGTACTCTTTTTTCTACCGCTTCTACTTGCGCATTAGTCGCTAAATCGTGGCTGTCAACTGTTGGTTGACTACCTCTAGTTTGCTCCAGTTGCTGCACTCTTTCTTCGATTGAGGTAATAGATTTACGTATTTCCGTATCGTTATAAGTACCACCATTTTTTTCGATTGTCTTAAATAACTCTTGTAATTCAGCTTTAGTAACAATCTCACTCATTGGGATCAATCGTCTAGTTTCTTTTTCAACAACAGGAGCATTCTTCAATTTATCGATTTCAGAAACTTTTACATTGAAGCAGAAACGGCAAACATCTGCAGATTGCTCTACTTTCTCAAAATAGATATATCCACAGACTGTTTCATTAGTAGTAATTAAGCTAGTATCGAACTCGATTGTAACTTTATTATCTTCCACTACACCTTTTATTTCTGCGTATCGTTTCGTCTTTTGAAAATAAAATAAGGCTACTACATTGTCAGTAGGCAATTGCTCCATTGTGAATTCAAAAAATGCATTATGCTTATCGTGAGAATAAAATTCATGATTAATATAATCAATGAAGTCTCTCGAATATGTTGAGATATGTAATTTACGTTTAATAATTTTCTTCATAATGCCTCCTAATACAAATAAAAAAGGATAAGCATAAGCCTATCCTTTTAGCGTTCTAAAAATTGATTGTTTTCAATTCATTCATTCCGTTAACAACAGATTCAATCAGCAAACGTTTAGTGTTTTCGTCTACATGAATTCCGTTCGCTTCTAATTCTTTAGTTAATCGTTTATCTGCTTCTGCTAGTTTTTCTTGACTTGCATCAGCGACATCTTTATAAACTTGCTCTACAGCTTGTACTACTGTTGCAGCAATGCTCTTCATTAATTCGTATTGTTTTAAATCAGTTTTTGCTTTAAGGTGTTCTGCCTTAGTTTCAAGGAACTTTTTCAATTCTTTGAAAGCTAATCCAATTAAAACGACTAAAATACTAGATACTCCTTGAATAAATACTTGTGTTACTTCATTCATAATTTCACTTCTCCTTTAATGGTAATTTAATAAACTGGTTGAATAAATCTTCAATATAGCCATTGCCGCCCAAACTTTGATACGATTTGAAAAGTGCAGTAATACGTCTAGTATCATCACTTGTTCTGTATCCTCGTTTAATAATGGCAGTTAAGTCAACTTCCAAACGATACCGTTCAGTTTCTAAAATCCCGCCACCAACGAACCCCACATCTGTCTTCAATTGCTTAACATCTGATTTTAGATTTTTGATATCTTTATTTAAGTCGCTGACTTCATGTTTTAAATTGCTGATATCAGTGTTTAATGCACCAATATCACTATTGTTTCTCTTGCCTATTTCAGTTATCTCCTCAACCACACTTTGAATATTGTTGATTTTTTGGTTTAACTCGTCCGTTGCTTTCTTGCTAGCTGTTTGAATACGAACTGTTAAATAAGATAGAATCGCTGGGATTAAGGTAGGAATTAAGGCAAGTAAAATAGTCTCACTCAAACTACACCACATCCTAAAATAAAATGGAGCAGATTGAACAAATCCACTCCATACAAAAAGGAGAATTAGCCTTTAAAATCTACTAATTCTCCTTGCTCATTGATTGTTTTACCTGAAAGTTTTAATTGCTCTAAAACTCGTGTTTTAAGCCTTTTTGGAACTTGTTGGTAATCGTATCGACCTTCCAAAATATTAATCGCCATCAACATTACTAAATTTTTCATTTTATCACCTCCTTTACTAAATACCAGTGATAGTGCTAGTTGTGTTTTCGCTAGGAACTCCTGTAGGTTGTCCTTGAGGGATGTTTGTTTCTGTATTTTCATGGTGTTCTACCTCCATATTCAAATTAGTTGTTGTGATTGTTGCTGCTGATATTGTTGGCGCTACTGGTTGAGCAGTAGTTTCTGGAACCGTTGATGTTGGTTCAGTTGCTACTGGCGCTGTTGGAGCTGTTGGTTGTGGTGTAACTTCTGGAGTTGTTGGTGTTACTGGAGCTACTGGTGGTGCTGTTGGCGCTGTTGGCGCTACTGGTGTAGTAGTTGGAGTTACTGGTGTTGTACTTGGTGCTGTATCAGTTGAATGTTCTTCTTCGTTTTCGTGCCCTTCTCCAAAGACTGCAGTTTTTAAGATTTCGATATCTGTAACAACTTCCGTGACTTGACTTGCTAATTCAAGCAACGCTTTTTGACCAATTTCTGAATTTTTTTTAGTATGTTCGATTGTCTGCTTCATTTCATTTTGTAGCAATGTAAATTTGGCAATGGCTGAAGTAGGATCAAATTCAGTATTGACAACTTCAACAACTGCGTTAATGATTGCTTCATCACTTTTATCCGTCCAGTTTCCTGGCAAACTACGTCTAATAAATGTATAAGGATATTCTTTTTTGATAGCTACATCAGTTTTGTCGATGACAAATAATTTAGATTCTACATTAAATTCTGTTAATGACATATTATTGTACCTCTTTCCCTTTATATTGTGCTAATTCTTGTTCTAACTCTTGATTACGTTTGTTTGCTGTATA